TGTTTAAACGGTGTCTCTTGCGATCTCGTGTGTTTTTTTTTTTTTTTTTTTGACATAGAAATAAACAATATACATTTTATATACATAAACAAAACAAAAGAGTGATTCCCTACACCTATGATCATAACATAAAGCTTCGCTCCACTACAGACGTCATAATGACCGTTACGCTAACTTTATGGCCTAAGCAATTGTCGAAACAAGCAAAGGACTTAATCCAGAAAACTTTATCAAATTTTCTGTATTATCTCCAGACATATACGCTATAATTTGATCTTGATAGCTTTCATATGGAGCACGAACTCCGATTTTTGCTAAAGCGGAATACACTTTAAAAGAGAAATCGGTATAAAACTCTTCACCATGTCGAAATGCAAATTTGAGCGCGTCGTCTATGTTCAATAGTAATTGTTCATCACTATCTTCACGAACCCAATTGCATAATTGATAAATCGTCTCGACATCAATAGCCGCTAACATGTTACTGTCAAACGGACTTTGTACAAAATTGCATTTTAAAAAAGAAAGTTCTTTTATATCTTTTATAGGCTGCAAATCACCTGTTTTTCCAGCATCAATATAATCAATATTAATTTCTTTTAATGCTGCACTAACTGACTGTAAATTAAAAATGCTTGCGACATCATCTTTAACAATTAAAATGTTATCATCTCCAAAAACCCTAATTTTAACATAATCAAAAAATTTACTTATTAATTTTGGACATTTTTCTTTCATAATAATACGCCAAGCATATAACATATACAAAAGATTTACAATAGAATTTATAACAGTTGTTAGAGGATTCCCTGATGGATTACCTTGATGTGTAGCATAAACGCAATTGCTTACAATTTGAACTGTATGAATAACTTCATCTAATAAAACATATCGAAGTAAACTATATTCATCCCCATACCAATCATTTATAATAGCAATTGCTTCTGCCATTAACTGCGGTAACATTTTTGCATCAAATTTTTTAAAATCCCCAGCAAATCC